GAAGAAACTGAAGAGGTGGAAGACATGAGTCAGAAACCTATGGAAACAACATGTTCCGAATTTGAACGAGCTCAAGACATTGCTGATGCGTCAGTGCTAGATGAGCGCCTTCAAGGAACAATGTTTTCCAACCCAGAAGATCAGTTTGAGAAAGAAGAACGACAAAATGTGTGGTATAATCCCACAGTCGAATTATCTCGGTTTGATCTCCCCGTTGCCGCGTGCAGTCTTGCGAAAGCAGATGGTCCTCAGTTGAGAGACATCTTCTCGAACAACTGTGTGCGACTGGACATCGTTCTCGATGTGCCAGGCGGGAAGCGAACGCGCGGAATGTGTGGTGTCTTTGTGAAGGGACACTATTTACTGGCGAATTCGCATTTGTTCCCTCCAGAAATGGAAACATGTCTCGTACGTGTTACTACTGGGGCGGGCATTGGTCTGAACACGAATGTGGAGTTCAGACTTATGCGCAAGGAAATTGTGCACATCCCTAACAAGGATTTGTGCATGTTCCTTGTAACAGCAATTCCTGCGCGGAAAGATATCACCAAGTTTTGGGCACAAGATGTGACCCAGGTGACGCGCATGACTCGGCTCGGCCGTGGAAAGACAGGCGACATGAAGGTCGATGAGATCTACGGTGTGAGCTATTTCCCAAACTGTGTTTTCAAGGAGGAAGAGACAGAACTCGCTTGCGGTGTTTTCCGAGGTTCGTTGCTAGAAGAATCTAGCTTTGGGGAGTGTGGATCGCTTGCTATTGCAACAACACCTAAAGGGTGTGCAGTAGTGGGGATTCACGCCCTTGGCTTGGGTAAGAGCGTGGGAGAGATCCACGTGAACCTGAGTGACTTGCAGCATTTGATGATGAAGATCGATGCTGACCAGATCGTGCCCCTTCAAGTGGAAGGTGGTGGCGGTCCAATGCTGTGTGCACCGTCAAAAACGGTGACATTGCAGCCCCTCCATTACAAATCGCTCACCCGCTATGTCCCCAATGCCAAAATGACGGTGTATGGTACATTGAGCGGTTTCAGACCCCGACCAAAGAGTGCGGTGTGTTTGACCCCCCTGAGCAAAGAGATGTGTGAGCATTTCGATGTCGAGGTGGGGCATTGTGCACCAGCTATGAGTGGATGGGAGCCTTGGCATAATAATCTTGTGAACATGATTCAACCGGATAACACTTACGACCGCACTATCATCAAGGATTGTGTCGAGTCGTACGTGAGCGGTGTTGTCGAGATGCTCCCTACAGGTTGGGAGAAAGAGTTGACTTTTCTGAGCGACAAAGCAGCTGTGAATGGGCTGCCAGGGGTTCGATTCATTGATGGATTGAATCGCTCCACGTCCATGGGATTCCCATGGGCGTGCCCCAAGACGAGTTATCTCGTGGAGGATCCGTGTGAGAAGTACCCAGATGGGGTGACTTTCACACCAGAAGTTTGGGAACGTGTGCGTGCGATTGAAGCACGGTACGCTCAGGGACTTTGTGCCTATCCGGTGTTTACGGGACACCTGAAGGATGAGGCAATCCCCTTTGCTAAGCGCAAAGCACAAAAGACAAGACTCTTTACGGCGGCACCGTCGGATTGGAGCATTGTGGTGCGGAGTCGGCTATTGCCGTTTGTGCGTTTGATGCAGAAGAACAAGGTGGCTTTTGAAGCAGCCATTGGAGTTGTGTGTCAATCAGTGGAGTGGGAGTATGTCAAGGATTTTATTACCAAGTTCGGAGAGAAACGAACTTTTGGTGGTGATTTTAAATTCTATGACAAGAAGATGGCAACGGATTTTATCCTAGGCGCCTTTGGCGCCATTGCAAAGATCTACAAGCTGGCGGGTGCCAGTCCTGAAGAGGTTCGGGAGATCATGTGCATTGGAGAAGATACTGCCTTCTCATTTTGTTCGTTCAACGGAGATTTGCTTGCCTTTTTGGGGTCCAACCCATCTGGGCATCCGTTGACCGTGGTCATCAACTCAATCGTCAATGCGCTGTACATGAGGTACTGCTATTGGAAGTTGAGTCCAGCAAATGAATGCAAGACCTTTAAGGAGTTTGTAGCATTGATCACATATGGTGATGACAACCAGCAGGGCGTTTCGGCGCTCGTCCCCTGGTACAATCACACAGGTGTGCAAGAGGTGCTGGCAACGATTGGTGTCACGTACACCATGCCAGACAAGGTTTCAAAGAGTCAGACCTACACTGATTTTGCGGAGGCGTCGTTCTTGAAGAGAACTTGGCGTCATGATGAAGATGTGGGAGCGTGGTTGTGTCCTCTGGAGGAGGCCTCAATCCACAAATCCCTGACGGTTTGGACACCGTCGGGCACGATCGATGCGTTTACGCAGATGGTCCAAGTTATTACGGCTGCTAATAACGAGTATTTTTTCTACGGGAAGGAAGTCTTTGAGAAGCATCACAACTTCTTTTTGGACGTTCTTGCCCGAGAGCCATATTGTTTCTGCAACATGGCTGACAGCCTGCCCAATTGGGATACCCTGGTGGGGAGACACCACCGGGTATCGCGGGATATTGCCCGCGAATATGGTCGCGAGAGCGACGTGGAAAGGTTTGGCTGCCTGACCACAAGTGAAAACTAGTCACAGAACAAC